AGTACGAGTCCTGCCCACCGATGAAGGTGGCTAAAGAGTACAACCAAGCGGATAAAAAGACCGGAATTCTGAAGAAGCCGGTCAAGAAGGGTAAATGATGGATGAACCCACCTACGACAATACGGGACAGGTGATTGATACCGAGGAAGAATCGACTGCCCCGCAGTTCTATACCCCCACAGAGAACGATGACGAACTGACGCAGTTCGTCATCGACCATACAGACCGCTGGCGCGATTACCGCGACCAGAACTTCATGGACGATTGGGATCGGTATGAGCGCATTTTCAGGGGGAAATGGTCAAGTGATGACAAAATCCGTGAATCTGAGCGCTCAAGGATTATTTCACCGGCAACTCAGCAAGCCGTGGAGACACGTCATGCGGAGATTATGGAAGCGATTTTTGGTCAGGGCGATTTCTTCGACATCAAGGATGACCTTAAAGACCAGAACGGGCGTATCGACGTGGAGGTCATCAAGGCGCAGCTAAATGAGGACTTCAAGCAGGACAAAATCCGCAAAGCGATAGACCAGATCGAACTGTTGGCTGAAATTTACGGTACAGGGATCGGTGAGGTTGTTGTTTCCAAGGAGAAATTCTATTATCCAGAGCAGCGACCCATTCCTTCTGCCATTCCCGGCCAACCATCGAACCAAGTTGCCTATGGTGTGACTGAACAAGACCGTGTTTCGGTCAAATTGGTGCCGGTCAATCCTAAAAACTTCCTTTTTGACCCCAACGGCACGTCGATTGACGATTGCATGGGTGTGGCAATCGAGAAATACGTCAGTATTCACAAGATCGCGCAGGGAATCGCATCCGGTAAGTATTTGAACGTCGATATTGGCGCTCTGTATGAGTCGGATGAACTGGAACCGACGCAGGAAACCAAGAATTTTGAGGACGATAAGGTCAAACTGCTGACTTACTACGGTCTTGTGCCGCGTGAGTATCTGGCTGACGAGGAAGTTGAAGAACTGTTCCCCGAGGACAAGGTAAGTGAGCAGTTAGAGGACTACTCCGATATGGTGGAGGCGATCATCGTCATTGCCAACGGTAGCCTGCTACTGAAAAAGGGCGAGTCACCTTACATGATGAAGGATCGCCCCGTCTTGGCTTACCAAGATGACACGGTTCCAAACCGCCTGTTGGGTCGTGGGACGGTTGAGAAGGCATACAACATGCAGTGCGCCATCGATGGGTCAATGCGCTCCCACATGGACGCGCTGGCGCTGACGGTGGCCCCGATGGTGGGTATCGACGCTACCCGGTTGCCGCGTGGGGCTAAGTTTGAGGTCAAGCCGGGTAAGGCGTTCCTGACCAACGGCGCTCCAAACGAGATTCTGTACCCGTTCAATTTCGGAACGAATGACGGTGCCGCCCTGACAACCTCGAAAGAGTTTGAGCGGATGCTGCTTATGGCGACGGGTACGATTGACTCGCAGGGGCAGGTGAGTCAGGTTAGCCGGGATGGTCAGTTGGACATGGCTACGGCGACGATCATCAAGAAGTACAAGCGCACGTTGGTCAATTTCCAAGAGGACTTCCTGATCCCCTTCATCAAGAAGGCGGCATGGCGCTATATGCAATTCGATCCACAACGGTATCCGAGTGTGGATGTGAAGTTCATCCCGACTGGTGGATTAGGTATCATCGCTCGGGAGTACGAGCAGAAGCAGTTGGCGTTTATGATCCAGACGCTCGGAGCGCAGTCACCCCTGACCCCGATACTGATGCAGGCGATCATTGAGAACTCGGCACTGCCTAACCGCGAGGCGCTGTTGCAGCAGTTGCAGCAGATGCAGCAGATGAACCAACCCAACCCGCAACAGCAGCAGATGCAGCAGATGGCATTGCAGCTTGAGGCGCAAATCAAGCAGGCCGAGGCTAACCTGAAGAACGCGCAGGCGCAGAAGGCGCAGGTGGAGGCGCAGTTGGCCCCTGATGAGGTCAAGGCGAAGATCATCTCGGCGCTGTCCAATAACCTCGATGAGAATCAGGAAGGTAAGGACTTTGAGCGCAGGGCGAAGATCGCCGAATTGATGCTCAAGGAGAAGGATATAGATTCAAACGAGCGTATTGCCAAGGCTCAGATGGCTGTCAAGGCCAGAGAGAAGAAGCAGAACGACGATTACATTTCCAAAGCGCAGCAATTGATCCAATAAGGACACGACCATGAATTTAACCTCTGTTTCCTGTACCCCTACCGCTGTCGATGCTGACGGTGTATGCGCTTCGCAGTCACCGGCAGGTGGGGCGATCCTTATTAACGGCGCTTTGGCTTCCGGCGGTGTGGCTACTTTCGGTGCCGCCCAACTTGTGCGGCTGACTTCGGCGGCTGATGACTCGGGTATCACCTTCACGTTCCGTGGAACGGATGCCGATGGCAACTCGCTGGCTGAGACTGTCGCTGGAACGAATGCGGGTAACTCCGACACGACGCTCTACTTCAAGACGATCACTTCGATCACCGCGTCCGCTGCGGTGACGGGTGCCATCATTGTAGGCAACCTGATTACATCGGTTTCGCCTACGATGAAGGTGAATACCGCGCTGAACCCGACGAACATCAACCTGTACGCTCAGTTGATTAGCGGGACGGCTACGTTTGGACTGCAATATACCTTCGATGCTATTGGTGGCTACCCGGCTACATGGATCGAGGATGGCACCCTGACTGCCAAGAGCGCAAGCACGGAGTTGTCTTGGACGAAGCCGATCAATGCCTTCCGTCTGCGATTGACCGCATCCAGTTCTGGCGTTGTTCAACTCAAGGCGGTTCAAGCTGGCGCGTGAGAGACAAACTCATCCAACTGCTAAAGCCGGAAGCCGCCCCCGATGTAAAACTGTCGGTGGTGGCTTTGTTCATGGCGAAGGTGTTGGAGTCGTTTGAGCCTCGCATCCAGTCACTTGAGGAGCGTCAGTTACAGAAGGGCGACAAAGGCGATCCCGGCCCGAAAGGTGCCAAGGGCGACAAGGGCGATCCCGGCCCACAAGGGCTGATTGGCCCCCAAGGGCTACCCGGCCCTAAAGGTGCTGACGGCAAGGCAGGGAAAGACGGCAAGACCGGGAAAGATGGTGTTAGTGTTGTCGATGCCGAGATTGCGGCAGATGACCATCTTGTGTTGAAACTGTCTAATGGTAAGGAAATAGACGTTGGTGAGATAACGGGTGCTGGTATGAGTGTCATTCAGAATACGCTTCAGAATCAGCAAATCTATGTCTCACCGACTGCCCCGACTAATCCATCGTTGAATGACCTCTGGCTACAGGTATGAGTGACGCTTATATTCAGATAACGCCAGATAGTAACGGCAAGAAGATCGACAATTCATTGCTGACGGTAGGGGGCCAGTCGGTCTATCGTCAGCGTGTCGAGGTATATTCCGGCGAAACGCTGCCTGTCTCAAGCGGCAGCGATACGGTACTCGGAACGACCTCAGACGCAGCGGTAAGCACCGACACGACTGGCACCGTCAGCGGCAAACTGCGTGGTCTGGTCAAGATTCTCAGCAACGTCTGGGACTCGGTATCGCGGCTGCGGGTAACAGCACAGCATGATCTGGATGCGGTAAGCCCATTCGGGGATCTGATTACGGCACCGATCACTCCGTCTACCCAGATGGATTTTATTTACGGGATCAACACGCAGACGGGCGTATCGACTACAGCCAACGGTGGGACAGTCGACACCAACGCAGGCCGACTCAGGCTACAGACTGGGACGAACACGGCGGGGAGCGCGATCTTCCGCAGTCGCAGACCCGCGCGATACCGCGCAGGGCAGGGCATTGTCGCCAGATTCACCACGGTATTCACGACTGGCGTAGCAAGTTCAACGCAGTTCTACGGCCCCGGCTCGGCGGATAACGGATATATGGTGGGGTTTAATGGAACTGCATTCGGCATCCTGCACCGCAACGGCGGATCGGATAACTGGATCGCACAGACCTCGTGGAACGGTGACAAGTGCAACGGGTCTGGCCTGAGTGGGTTCAATCTGAATCCGACGTTTGGAAACGTCTGGATGGTGAAGTATCCGTTTCTCGGCTATGGGGTTATCAGTTTTTGGGTGCTGAACCCGGCAACGGCGCGGTGGATTCTGTGCCACACGATCCAATATCCAAACACAACGGCCACGATACAGATTACGAATCCGAGTCTGTATTTCTACGGGCAGGTGCTCAATAGCGGGAACAACACCAACCTGTTGTCATACTGTGCCAGCGTCGGGTTCTTCTTGTGCGGCGAGAGGGCATTCCAATCTGCTCCGAAGTGGGCAGCCGACTCAAACAAGACCGGCATCACGACGGAAACCAACCTGCTGACGCTGAAAAACGCGACCACCTACAACGGGGTCACGAACACGGCGATCATCCGTCTGAATCAGATTTCTTGGGGGACGAGTGCAGCGGCAGGAATAGCGACACTACGATTCAAGATCGGCGCGACCCTTGGCGGCAGTCCGTCCTACACGACGATCAACGGCACGACTGCTGACGCCGGGGTGACGATCACCAGCGGCAATTCGATCACCAGCTACGACACCGCAGGAACAACGGTAACAGGCGGAACATATATCTACAACGCCAGTCAGGCCAACGGGTCGGGCGGCGAGGTCATCGACCTGACCCCATTTGGATTCTTCGTGGCCCCCGGCGAAACACTGACGGTCAGTTTGGCAAGCACGGTAAGCACAACAGGTGGTGTCAGCCTGAACTGGACTGAGGACATCTGATGCTGCTCGATCTTTGGTTCCATACCCTCAATAGTTTCAGTAGCGGCAGGCTTCGCTTTTGGGACGGATCGCAATGGCGCGTGGG